AGACCTAAATTGCATATTGACTTTGAAACTAATGGTACTATTATGCCAGATGAAGAGTGGTCTCGTCTTGGTGTACACGTAACATATACTACTTCTCCTAAGTTATCTAGTAATGGAGATCCTATTGAAAAACGCTTCAAACCAGAGGTATTACGCTATTTAGTTGTGCACGATGCCTGCTTTAAGTTTGTAGCTAAACAAGAGTCAGATTTAACTGAGGTTTTAGAAAATTATCTCAATAATCCAGATATCGGTTTACGTTCAGAACAAGTATGGATTATGCCAATGTGCGGTAGCCGTAAAGAATTAATAGAGGTTGGACCTACAGTTGCTGAACTCTGTAAGAAGTACGGTTTTAAATTTTCTAATAGACTACATTTACAACTATGGGATAAAGCTTTATCGGTTTAATATATGAGCGACATTCCTGATCCTAAAAAACATAAAAACATTAGTATCATTAAAAGTATTATTCGTATTATTGCGGGTACGTGCCTTTGCTTCGGTGCCTTCTGGGTTACCGGTGTATTGCTAATTGTAGCGGAAATACTCGGTATTATTGAAGAAATGGTATAATATATGAAACAAGAAATAAAATTCACATATACGTTAGAGCATACTAATGACGATATTAATGTCAGTGTGCCTCGTAAAATTGAAATTATATTTGACGGTCAAGCCGACTTAGAGGAACTAACAGAGCAGTTTAACGCTTTTGTTAAAGCTATAGGTTACAACCCACCTCACAATTGTGTACTTGATTGGGTAGATGTTGAAACCGGTCAACCACCTGAAGATGATGAATGAGGTTGCTAATATTGCTATTAATCGTAAATTCTAATAAATGAGCCATTCCAAACTTAGTAAAATAGGTATTATAGGTACCCAATGTGTCGGTAAATCCACGCTTGTAGATGATATGCGTCTGCAATGGCCTATGCTTAATAAGCCAGAAAAAACATACCGTGATCTTATTAAAGAGAAGAAACTAACAGTCAATAAGGAAGGTACAAAAGAATCTCAAGATGTTATTTTAAACTATCTCATTGATGAGGCAATGGCTAATTATGGCGATAAGAAAATGGTATTTGATCGTACACCTATTGATAACTTAGTGTATTCGTTGTGGTTATATGAAAAAGGTCTAGGAGATATAGATGAAGCTTATATTGATAAAGTGGTGGCAGCTGTGAGAGAATCAGTTAAGTTTTATTCTGTTATATTTTATATTCCTCTTACTAAAGAAAACGATGTTTTATTAACTCAAAAAGAAAACAGAGATATTGATCCTGTTTATCGTGGCGAAATTGGAGTACTGTTTGATACAATTTATAGAGCATGGCTCACTGGTAGATCTCGCTTTTTTGAAACCGAGGACTGCCCACCTATTATTCCAATATACGGTTCTCAGTTAGAACGTATAGCTATGATGTCTTTGTATATTAATAATAAGTGCGAGTTTTATGGAGAAGAGGATTCTTTAATTGCAAAAGATTTAACCGAACAAGAACTAATTACACATAAACTTATACAGGATCAATTAGCCGCACCAGGTGGTAAAGGTAAAAAACAATCCAAGAAAAGTAAGTATAATATATGAAATTTGACCACGCAATTGAATATATTGCTGAATCCACGCTTGACCTTGAAATGGCCAAACCTAAAAACATGGCTATTATAGCAAGAGCTGCTGAACTAGAGAAAAAAGGGTTATCTAAGTCTACTGCTTATGCTTATGCTAATAAAGAATTTAAAGCAGGTAAACTTGGTAATAAACCAGCTGAAACAGAACCTTCTGAACCAGTTTCATCAATTGAAAAACCAGCTGGTAAGTTTAAAAGAAGTGCAGAAGCTTTAAGAGCAAAAGAACAAGTAGCTGATTTTATTAAATACAATAAAAATGCAACAGCTGAAGACGTGGCAGCTGCACTTGATCTTGACCCAGAGTTAGTTGCATCGGTTTATGATGATGCACAACAAGAAGTTGGTGCAACAGATACCGATAGCGATGTTAATGAACCAAACTCAGAAGAACTAAAAGCAGATCTTGATGCTAAATTAAAACGCGTCAGAGATCAAATTATGCGCTTACGCGGTCTTAAGGGTAAAGGTAAAGGCAAACCCGGTAAATCTGCTAAAGATATAGAAGAACCACTCTCTACAGATGATGAATTAGAGCCTGAACTTGATCCTGATATTCAGAACATTGTAAGACATACAGGTGGCAGTGTTGATCAAGAAAAATATTAAGATAAGTACTTTTCGGTAAGAATAATAAATTTCATACCTTTTTTAGCCGCGTAATCACTCGCGGCTTTCCATTTGCACTGATTCTTGTGCCACATTAAGTTTTCATACAATACTGTACTCTTTCTTTTCTTTTCAGATGGCACGGGTGGTTGTGTTTGAGCAAAAGGCTTGAGTTCAATCAAGTATTTTTGTATATTACCACTTTGGTCCTTGATTGCTGCAATTAAGTCTACATAATAGTTATGTACTTTATGATCTATGTAGTTATAATAAGGTATAACTATGCCTTCACTAACCCAGGCAGTAACATTTGGGTTTTTATCAAAAAATAAAAAGAAATCTCTTTCTAATGCAGATCTGTATACAGGATTCGTACTACCCATGTATTTGTTTTTATTAATAGGGGTATAAAGTCCTTGAATAAATTTGCTATTTTTTAGAGACATTATAACATATACTTACTTTATGATCATACCTCAAAACTTTGTAATACAAACGTTCTTCCAATACGCGAAGAGACCTGTATACAAAAAAACCGCTAATACATATAACGCGGAATGCCCGTATTGTCATGAAGGTAAGAGCACTGGTAAAAAACGTAGATTCTTCTATATTCCAGAAGATGATCATTTATTTTGTCACAATTGTGGTGAGAGTAAAAACGGATTAGAGTTTGTTAAGGAAATGACTCATATGTCAGTTAGTGAAATACTAGCTGAATCTGGTAGTTATGCTGATACAGTTGAAGAGCTTATTAAGAAGTCGGATTTTTATAAGAAAGCAAACCCTAATCCTTTACCATACGATAGTATTAATTTGTTTGATAGTAATCAGGTATCATTTTATAAAGAGAATCAGGTAGTTAGGGATGCTCTTGAGTTTATCAATAAAAGACGCTTAGACACTGCTATTAATAGACCGAAAAGTCTCTGGATTAGCTTAACAGATAGTGTTCATAAAAATAGAGTAGTGTTTCCGTTTTACAGCATAGAAGGAAAGATAATAACATATCAATCTAGAGCATTATATAAAGAAGATGAAGATAGAGCAAAGTATCTATCTAAGGTTAACAGCGATAAAGGAGTGTTTAATTTGGATAAAGTCTCTCCTGATATAGATTATATATTTTTACAGGAAGGACCTATTGATGCTATGTTTTTACGTAATAGTGTAGCATTAGCTGGTATACACCCTACCGATGAACAACTTGAAATGTTACAAAAAGCTTATCCTATGCATAATTTAGTTTATGTATTAGATAACCAATGGTTAGATAAGACTTCTTATAAAATAACTAAAGAATTATTAGAGAAAGGAGAAGTGGTATTTATATGGCCTTCAGTGCCGTATAAAGATCTTAATGAAATGTGTATAGCTAAGAACACTAGTAATGTACCAGTTGATTTCGTTCTACCTAACTGTCATAAAGGTATGAGAGGTTTAATAGAATTTTCAAAAATTAAATGCAAACAAAATTAATAGCAGTAACACAACCGAGACGTTTAACTGATATAGCCCCTGGTGGCTGGGTAAAAGACCTAACACCGGAAGAATTTCCAGAGACGTTTAAAGTAATTAACGAGAGCTAATTTTGCTTGTAGCGTCGTGAATCTTCTTACCAGAGCTTGTAACTACTGTTTTGAATAGTTCTGCTAAGCCGCGTAAGTTTTCTGCTAATTTAGTAATACGCTTTTCTTCACGACGGACAATACCTTTAAAAGGAATTGAGTTACGCATTTCTAGCGCATTAATTTGAGCATTTAAACTTTCTTCATCAGTACCGTTAATGAATGTTGCCATATCATCAAGCTTTTTGATCCATTGACGTGCTTTTTCAACACCTTCTGTATCTAACTTTAATGATGGGTTAGATTCTGAGTCAAACTTACTATGATCTGTGTCTTTGTCTAAAGTTTTTTTCCAAGCTGCATCACCGTCTGGTTCAGGGGTTGGTGTTGGAGCTGGTTTGGCTTCCATACCTAAAGCTGCACTGTAAGCATTTTCTGCTAAAGCTTTTGCTGTAGCAATATTACCACGAATATCTTTTCCGTAACGTTTTTCAACATTCTTTTTAGATAGACCTTTATAAATTTTATTACGTTCAGCTTTTTGAGCTGCAGTCATATGTTTTTCTTCTTTTACTGGAAATGTTTTACCACCCAATTCAAAAGTCTTTTTACCAGCTTCTTTAGCTTTCTGATCCTTAAAATGCATTACGCCAGCGCCTTCATCTTCAAGTTTCTTTTTCTCCTTTACAGGGAAAGTCTTGCCGCCAAGCTTGAATTCCTTTTTACCAGCCTCTTTAGCTTTTTGATCTTTAAAGTGCATAACACCAGCACCTTCTTTATCTAGGGATTCATTAAATGCATCTTGGAACAAATTCTTCATATACATTATTTACTACTTTTCTATTGAATTTCTATAAATCTACACTATTATAACTGTATGTCAAAAGCACTAGTCATATTATCAGGCGGTATGGATAGTACCGTGTTATTACATTATGTTACTAAAACACTTAAATACGATGAAGTATATGCTGTAACGTTTAATTACGGGCAGCGGATTGCTAGAGAGATTGATTGCGCTATATTCCAAGCTAAAGTGTGTAACGTTAAAGAACATAAAGTTATTGATATGGATTTCTTTAGAGATATCTCTACAATGTCAGCTTTAACTAATACAGATCTTAGAATACCGAAAGCTAAAGATGATATTGGTAACGCTCAACCTTTAAGTTATGTTCCTTTTAGAAATTTATTATTATTAACAAGTGCTGCTGGTTGGGCTGAGTCAATTGGAGCACAAGACTTGTTTTACGGTGCTGTAGAAACTGATGACTTTAGTGGTTACTGGGACTGTACATCAATGTTTCTTAATAAGGTTAACGACATATACGGACTTAACCGTAAAAACACTATTAAAGTTAATGCACCGTTTATGCGTTACTCTAAAGAAGAAGTAATTAAGACTGGTATTGACTTAAAAGTAGACTTTAGACAGACCCATACTTGTTATGAAGGTACTGACCCTGCTTGCGGGGAATGTGTATCGTGTGCTGCACGTATTAAAGGTTTTATTGATAATAAAGCTATTGACCCTATTAAATATTCACGTAATATTCCATGGGAACAGTACGATTGCAAACCTTTAACCTATTTAACATAATATGTGCGGTATAGCGGGTAGTAAAGATAGAGATATAGCTTTTAGTTTATATAAAGATAACCTAGCAAGAGGTTATTATAGTTCAGGCGCGTTAGTATTAGATACTAACAATCAGTACCGCGTTCAAAAGACAGAAGGCATTTTTAATGAACCTGTAGATTGCTTTAACCCACCAGGTATAGATACTAACGGTCGTTATTATCTTTATCATTCTCGGGGACCAACAGTAGAAACAAAATCGTTTGAATCTGGAGATAATCATCCGTTCACTTATGGTGACTGGATAGTTTCTCATAACGGTATTATTAGTAATTTTGAGAGTTTGTGTAAGGAGTATTTTCCTGACGAAGATTTTACTGGTAGAACTGATAGCTGTATTATACCTCGTATGTTAGAGATTAAAAAACAAGTATCAGAAGCTATGGAAGTACTTAAAGGCACGTTTGCTGTATGGGCTTTTAATAATAAAACTAATAAAACTTATTTAGCTAGAAGCGCTAGTACTTTATTTGCAAATCCAACTACTGGATGTTTTTCATCTACTGAATTTCAGGGCAGCGAGCCTTTAAAAGAGGGAATTGTTTATGAAATACAGGATTACAAATGTATAGTACCTGCAGGAAGATTTAAGCATAAGTCTCCGTACTTTATATTCTAAGTACAGGGTATGCCTGCAAAGAAAACACCTGAAAGAAATACTGCTATAGACTATATCAATAGGGATATAGTCAATGTAAAAGAAGACCTTGCTAATATAAGCAAGATTGTTCGGGACGGTAACGGTCATCCTAGTTTAATGCAACAGGTTGCGACTATTAATAATGATATAATGCATTTAAGAGCTGAAATGGATAGTCGTTTTAATGAAACCCGAGACTTAATGGAAGTGTATCACAGTGAGACATACACTGCAGTGAACAAATGTGAAGCAAAACATCAAAAACAACAAGGTTTGCATTGGCATATGCAAACAGCTATTTGGGTTGCGTTAATAAGTAGTGTTACAGATTTATTGATTCATTTTTTCGGTAAATAGTAGTAGATTTATTTTTATAAACCTTTATACTGTAAGCACTATATGAAAGGCTTACAGCTAAACACAGAAGAAAAACAACTCCTAGTAGAATCACTATTGTTTACTGCAAGTTGTGATATATGCTCCGATCACACCCCTGTGCACCGTAAACGCATGCTTGAACTAGCAGAAAGAATTAACGATAAAAATATGAAACTATATAATATTTTCATATATGAAACAGGTATTAGTGACGATTTTACTATAGAAGAAATTAATAACAAAATACCTAATATACCTCGTCAAACAGTTATTAAGGACTAATGAACATCTATATTGGTTTCTGTTCTACTGCTACTTCTTACTTAAACCTTAAAGAAAGAAGCAAGTTTACTATTACTAATAGTAAAAATTTAAATAGTGCGTTTACATTAAACGGTGTATATAACAACACATCAGCTATTTCTAAAATATATAATTCTTATATTGATACATATAAAGACGAAGATTGTATACTTTTGTTAACTCACGATGATGTGGTTATCACTGATAAAAACTGGGCAACCAAACTAAAAAAAGCATTAGAGGTTTATGATGTTGTAGGTTTAGCAGGTGGTAGTAATGCAGCTTTAAGAGAACCCGCACTATGGCATTTAATGTGTCCTAAAAACACACATAGAGGTAGTGTTCAACATGTTGATTCAACCGGTACCGTGCTTAACACTAATTTCGGAACGTCTGGTAGAGTACTCATTTTAGACGGCTTGTTTTTAGCATTCAACCCTAAGAAAATCTCTGAAGCAGGTGTACGCTTTGATGAAACATGTCCAGCTAAATTTCATTTTTACGATATTGACTTTAGCTTACAATGCAACAAAGCCAAATTAAAGCTTGGCACAGCAGAAATTGAAGTTGTACATTCTTCACCAGGATTAAAGTCTTTTACAGATGAATGGCTTGCAGGTCAAAAATGGTTTTTAGACAAAGCAAATACTGGAAAATATTAAAATACATTTTATAATACTATTATGATTATTAAAGACCAAACTATCTATAACGGCGATTTTATTCACAAGCGTTTTGCTTATAAATATTTTAGAGATAAGACTCTAGCTGTGGGTAATATTGTTAGTTATGTAGCCCCTGTAGAAGTTACATTAAATCTTATTGACTTAGAAGATTCATTAGAAAAAGACTATATCTATAGTGATTCTATGATTAACTTTTGCTGGGAAATACCTAACTTAGACCCATTTGGTGCGGTTTGTTTTCAGCGCTTATTTAATACAGCAATTGCTAATATTTTACACACTTATATTAAGAAGCCTATTGAAATGAAAGGTGATGACTTAATTGTACACGGAGAATTTACTCAAGGCGGTATTGTTCAGCAAAAAGGTAAAGCTTCAGTCAGTATTACATACTCTAAGGATAATGTAGCTATTGGACATACCGGTATTAATATTACAGCTGGTAAACAAGCCCCTGCTTTTGCATATAGTACTAACCTTTCACCTGTAGATGCAGAGAAGTTCCAGTTACAAGTACATCAACAATTCTATCAAATGGTAGATAACATATTTGTTGCTACTGCTAAAGTTATTGTTTAATGTTTACACACATAAACAGAATCCTTTACAAAACAAAGGATACTGATATAACTAACATCAACGAGGATAAGGAATTTCAACCGTTCCTTATCCAACGTTGGTGTACTACGCACTCTACCTCTATAGCTCATATCATTAATGAGACTACTAATAGGTATTGGATCACTATGGAAACCAATAAAGATTGGTTTGTTGCTTTAGATACTATTATACCTGCTTGCAAATTTAAGCGTATTAGTTATATTAAGAAAACTAAAAAAGAAGCTAAGAAGGATGTAAAGACAATTCAAAATATTGCAAATAACCTTGAAATTTCAAGTAGAGAGGTAAGTCAATACATAGAACAATTTAATATAAAATTACCAAATGAAGAAAAATCTACAACATAAAATTGAAAGAGACTTAAAACAAAGCGGTCTCTCTCGGGATGAACAAAATAAAGCTCTTGAAGCTAATGAAAATGTAGAGACAGACAATACAAAAGGTATGGTAAGACTTGAGAACTATCTCGGGTCAGATCTAAACTTAGTTGACTGGAAATTAACATCAGTTTTAGATGATATTATGATGTGTCAATTTGCTGATTGTAATGAAGATAATACAGCTATTATGAGAGAGGGTATTTTTGTACCTTCCAACGTAGTACAATCTGCATGGCGTGTGGCTAAGGTGATCTTAGCTGGTCCTCGTTGTAAAACCAAAGAAGGAGAGTACGTGATCTTTCCAAGTAACTTTGGATTAAAGTGTGCTAAAATGAATGGTTTAAAAAACATCGTATTTCTCAACGAAGAGCGTATTTTTGGTAGGGCAGCTCCCGCTAAGTAATATGGATGTCACCAGGCACATTAGAACAAATACTAAACACCCACGCTGTTGAGCTAAGATTCAATAGACGTAGACCACTACCCGGAGATCCAATAA